GTCTATCCCCAGACATTTTCGCTTGGAGCAGGCTTCTTAGCCTGTCCCTCGACAAGTGGAACAATGTCACGGATATGTAGTGGATCTTCCTGTAGCCAGTCTGTGCCATCCAGCTTGACAGTGAGCATGCGAATAATCTCCATATGCTTCTCGTCTTTACCGTCAGCAAGGCCATGGGCATAGCCCATATCATATGCCTTCTGAACCAGTTCTAAATTCTTTTTGTTTGATATCATTAATTCTTGCCTACGACATAGTTAAAGAAGTGCTCCATGAATGTCTGTCTACTTACAATAGAGTCTGGGACATGCAAGAACGCACCAGTAGAGGTTTTCTTTGGGCCATGGCTATCCAGGCTATTCTTAAAGTGCTCATTAATTGCTGCATAGCTTTTAGTTGAAAAGCCACAGCTGCAGCCATATGTATATCTTTTAGTCATAATACAAGTATACTCCAATCGAGGAGTTTTGTCAATGGGTATGGGTTAGTCTGTTGGCCAAATGGTTGGCGGAACGGTTTCATTACAGGTATAGCAGTAGTGAGAATACCCTTGATTGTCCAGTCCCCCGAGAGCAATCTCCTCATTCCTTGCTCTCTGGATCATAGTAGGCGTAGGGTAGCCATAAACTACCTTTACCAGCTCGTTATTGCATACTGAACAATTAATCATGTATCTAGTATATCAGAAAAAGAATGAATAGTCAACAAATTATAATATAAATTCAAACTTTTTATTTTTTGTAAACCACATCGGTAGTGAGTACCTATCCTCGGTAATGGGAAATACCTCGTGTCGATCTTCCTTAGACTTAAAGACTATCAGGTCTCCAACCTCTGGAGTTACTCCAAATCCAGCATCTGGGAACGATATCATACCATTGCTATCGAGTGTGTTGAGGTACAGCATAGCAGTGTATTCTAGCTGGTCATTGATTCCTCCAGGTACCCCATCCTTGTGTGGAAAAAGTCTGCCACCAGAGTGTTGCTTTGATAAGAACCAAGAGGTAAGATATGTGTCTCCCTCAAGCATCTTGTTAGTCTTTTCAAAGATTCTAATAAGATTATCTTTAATCTCTACTGCTGGCTCGAGGCTGTGGATTGCCTGGTGAGGAAGCTCTTCATCATATCCGAACCTCATCATCCATCTACTGCGATCAGCGTTGTATACAAATCTAGATAGGTTACCATCGATAAACTCAATGATTGGTTCAGCTTCCTTGGCTGATATAAAGTTCTTTATAATTTGAATTGACATTTTATCCTATTCTATCATAAGTCCCCCCAGTAGGAATCGAACCTACGACCAAGAGATTAGAAGGCTCTTGCTCTATCCACTGAGCTATGGAGGGTGGTATATAAAGTATATCTTATCTGGCAACTAAAAGCAAGTGTCTAGTAGGATATACTTAGAACATGTCTAAGTTTTATGCAATGGAAGTAAACAGTATTTTTAAAATATACAATGCATGCAAAGAGCATGAAAAGTTTTTCTTTATTCTTCATCAGGGAACCCTCGACGGGAGCTTCCTTTGGGAAAACAATAAAGTAGTGGTAAAGCATTACGATCATAGGATTAGGTGCGATCTTGACAATGACTCTAGATCATTAATTAATCACTCGAAGTTCTTCCTGTTCTTCTATGACGGGCTCACCAAAATTCTCCAGAATCAGTTAAATCAAAAGTTTTCCATCTCTGGAGATTATGAAATAATAAAGACAAATAGCCAGATTGACTTTGACATTAGCCCAGAAGAAGCCTTAATATACCTTCCCCAAACAAACCAGATGCTGAGGTACACGGCCTCCAAAGATTTTGACAGAAGAATCTTTATTACCCACGAATACGTTGTTGTTATTCCGATAGAACTCCGTGCTCCCAGTAGGACTTGAACCTACGGCCTACGGATTAAAAGTCCGCAGCTCTACCAACTGAGCTATAGGAGCGTGGTCTCTCAGGTGGGACTCGAACCCACAATCCAAAAGGCAATTGATTTTAAGTCAATCGTGTATACCATTCCACCACTAAGAGATACTACTACCTAGACTCTTTAAATTTCTTTAGCCTATTACAGTTAGCACAGATAAACAAGAGCTGAGCAATCTTTAGCTTAGACTTCTCGTATGTTTCTTTATCGGTAATGCCCTTGATGATGGTATCTACATTGGTGCCATCGACTGGATCCAGTTGGCTAGAGTGCAGCATCTGGTTACAGCCCACACATGGACGCTTTAGCTTGTAGTTCTCCAAATACTTGAGTGCTTTTTCTTTAAATTCTTTAGACATGTTTTCTCCTTGTATAAAGTATACCATCGGGATACTGCAGTGTCAAGTGCTATTTGTGTTCGTGATAGATTTCTGCATCGTGAATTATGTAGACGTTGCCGTGACCATTGTCATGAAAATTTTGGCAAACAACTACCATCTCGCAGTCAAACTCATCAGTAACATTGTTTACCCATCCATAGCGAATACCGTCCTGGAATGGTTTGGCCCTGTATAGACAGATACCGTTAGATGTAGAATAGTACTTGTCGTAAGCCTTCATCTTGTAGTCATCATCGATTGGATAGATGCCCTCGTCATAGACTGGCTTCTTTCTGGTAGCCCACTGGTCGTAGAGCCTCTTATTACGAATGGTTATTCCAGATACGATGTCAAAGTCTGGCACAACGTTCTTGAAGTTAAGGATTCTGGAAACAGTATTCATGTCAAACTCTACGTCAGCCTCTACCATCATGACATAGTCAACGTCATTGATAAAGCCACCTGCCTCTATGGCCTTGTTCCTAGCTATGGATAGGTTCTTTACTCGATCCCCATCCTTGACTGAGCCATAGAATTTAGTCTGAACATCCTCTAGTATTAGAGATACCCTAGAAAAAGATGACCAATCCTTGCTCTGGAGCTTCTGCTTAGTGTCATCTGTAGAGTCATTTTCGTAGATAGACAGGTAGAATTCATAGTTTGGGAAGTTCTTAACAATATTGTTTAGCTTCCTGTGATATGAATCTATATATTTACTTTCATTTCTAATGATCGAATATAGCAGAATCTTTTCTCTCTTTGGACCACTATTAGTTTTATCCTGTATCATGGGTAAGCCTTCTCTTTTGTTTGCTATCGTCTGTTCAATCGCAGAGATAAATGACTCCCCGATCTTTTTCCAGTCATAGTTCTTTGCAAGCTCTAAAGATCCTTCAGACATCTTATTGTATACTGCAGAATCGCTAATAAGCTTTATAGCCTTTACCATTTCTTCTGGGCTTTCAGAAATAGCCATGCAGGCATCTTTCTCTGCTTCAGAGAATCCTCTTGCCCCTACTGGTGACGATATGATTGGCAGCCCGTAACTAAGAGCCTTCATCATCTTGAGGTGTGTCCCCGAGCCAGACTTCATAGGATTAATAAAGGCAAACGCCTTTGAGAATAGGTCTTCCACCTCATCATTGCTAATTTCTTTTATCTTAATAAGATTCTTTGGTGATGGTAGGTGATCGACTCCACCAACGCACGAGCCAGCTATTACAAAATCATAGTCTGGTACCATCTTGGACAACTCTATGACTCTTTCTGCTGCAATAATGTTTGGTGGGTGACCACTTCCAATGAAGATAATCCTTTTAGACTTCTGGCCAGCTCCAGCAGATATGCCAGGTACTAGGTCATTTCCATTTGGAATATAATATGCTGGCTTATCAATAATAAAATGAGACCTCATTGCTTCGAAGTCATCTACGGAACAGTACCCTATGGCAGATGATCGATCTATGATATCTTTCTCAGTTTCATTTACTATGCGGATATCTTCAGATCTTTTTGGGAAAACCTGATTAGCAAGGTCTGTTTCAAAGTTCTGAGAAGAATAGAAAACTGGAATGTCTGTCTTGACCGAATGAACTAGTGGTGCTGTTGCATAGTGGTCTACAACAATGATGTCGTGAACCTCTGCTAGATCCTTTAGCTTGGCCTTATAGCTCTTGAAGTATCTTTTAAAGTATGCAATTCTTGTGTCGTTGTTTGGCTTCTTCAGGGTTGTTCTTCCCCTGGCTGCACGAATAACCTCTGGCTCTACTGCAACTGATATGTGAATAAGGCTTTCGGATATTTCTTTTCTAAACTCCTGCCCTTCCCAGCTAAGGGATAGCAGTGTAACGGCATGTCTCTTTGATAGATATGTGACTAACTTTACAAGTCGCTGCTTACCCCCATGATTTTCTGAGAACGGGTCTGGGGTTGAAGATAATACTAATACTCTTGACAATGTGAACTCCTAACAACAAGTGTACCATAGTCTCTTATGCTATACTTTTTATAAGATAGGATTATAAATGAAGAAAGCTCTCATCACAGGAATCACTGGACAAGATGGTTCATACCTAGCAGAACTACTGCTAAACATCGGATACGAAGTACACGGACTTGTTCGTAGATCATCAACTGATAACTTTACACGAATCAAGCACATTCTTGACAACGATAGCCTATTTCTCCACCAGGGTGATCTAACAGACTCCGCATCAATAACTAATCTTATTAAGATTATTGAGCCAGATGAGATCTACAACCTGGGTGCCCAGAGCCATGTTCAGGTATCATTTGATACCGCAGAGTTTACTGCCGAGACAGATGCCCTTGGGCCACTAAGAATCCTAGAGGCAATTAGGGTTCTTGGGCTAAAGGATAAGACTCGTTTCTATCAGGCAAGCACCTCTGAAATGTTTGGCCTTGTCCAAGAAGTGCCCCAAAAGGAAACTACAGACTTCTACCCTCGCTCTCCTTATGGTGTAGCAAAGCTATATGGCCACTGGATTACCAAGAACTATAGAGAGTCTTATGGTATGCATGCCTCTAGCGGCATCCTATTCAACCACGAGAGTCCACGACGTGGGGTAAACTTCGTTACGAGCAAGATCGTTCTTGGTTTAAATAACATTAGTGTTGGAAGACAGGATGTTTTGGAGCTGGGTAACCTAGATGCCATGCGTGACTGGGGACATGCAAAAGATTTCGTATACGCAATGTGGCTAATGCTACAGCAAGATGCCCCTGATGACTATGTGATTTCTACTGGAGAGCAGCACTCGGTCAGAGAGTTTGTCGAGAAGGCTGGGGACTATTTCGGAATGAAGATCGAATGGCAGGGCGAAGGTCTAGATGAAGTTGGTGTTGATACCATCTCTGGCAAGACTGTTATTAGAATTAATCCTAAGTTCTTTAGACCAGCAGAGGTAGAGACCCTTCTAGGAGACTGCACAAAGGCTTCTACCAAGCTTGGCTGGGTTAGAAAGCGTTCCTTTGGTGACCTTGTGGATGATATGTGTGAGAACACTGCAAAGGTTTTCCCTAATCACCACGGAGAATAATGGATTACGTTTACATCTGTCGTAAAGGTGATAACGAAGAGCTTCGGTACTCGATCCGATCTGTTGTTAAAAACCTACCACCTGGAAATATATGGGTTATTGGCTATAAGCCTAAGTGGTACACTGGAAACTTTATCCCAGTTCGAGATACTCAGTATAAGTTTGATAATATAAAGAAGTGTATGTCTGCCATAGTTAGCAGTGATGAAATATCGGATGACTTTGTTTCAATGCACGACGATTTCTTTATCACTAAGAAGATAGACTCTATTCCCGTGTTACATGGCGGACTACTAGAAGATCGTGTGTCTCTGTATCAGAAGCTAGCCCCAAGCTCAGTGTATACTAGGCTTCTGATAAGTACCCATAAGAGACTGGTTAAGCTTGGCATTCCGAACCCCCTGGACTATGACATACATGTACCGATGGTTATGAATAAGACATTACTTGATAAGGTACTCACCATGCCATACCTTGAAAGATCAAACTATGGAAATATCTTTGGTATTGGTGGATCAATAAGCAACGATGTTAAGGTATATTCCAAGGGCAGGATGAGCTCCAGGTCGTACGACTTCTTGAGTGGAGAATCTTACTTTTTGTCTACAGAAGACAGCTCATTCGAAAAGATTCTTGATATGCTAATTGAGATGTTCCCCAAACCATCCGTATACGAAAGTACTGCGATTGGGATTTGAACCCAAATAGCTCACCTTATAAGAGTGATTCATTGACCTGTTATGATATCGCAGCGTGGGGTGTGTGGGACTTGAACCCACGACCGACGGATTATGAGTCCGTTGCTCTAACCAGCTGAGCTAACACCCCTAAGACTAATGACTAATAAGATAGTCTACAGTCTCGTAAAGATCTTGTAAAGATCCGCCATTATATATCTCTTTGGAAAACTCGTAGTTATCTAAAGAAGTCTCTGATATGTGTCCATTTGCTGCATAAACCCCTGGCTTAGATACCCTCCAGACGGCCCCAGATGCCTCGAGAATCGATTTTGCCTCGTTCTCGAAGCGGACATCTGCAAAAACTACTCTCGGGTATTCTACGGCTTTTGCCATAGCCTGATTAACCCAGAAATTTTCACCAAATAGTTGGCGACCAACCTCTGTGCCCATACGCTGCATCAGACCACGAACGTCTGGACTGTCAGCCTTTACATTCTCCCAACCCAAGCCAGCAACAGCAGTAGACAGAGGAACCCCCTGCATGTCAGCGATAGTTACTTTTGGATCTAAAAGAATTAGTGCCTGTCTAATAGGATCTGCAAAAGACACCTTGGTAAAGCCATGCTGCTTAACTAGATAGTCAGCAACGGTGTCCTTACCCGACTGGGCATATCCACTTAATCCAATAATCATTGTCTTGCTGCCTTCATAGTCTGTGGGAATACTTCTGCTGTCAACTTCTCTACTGCCTTTGCATACTCCTGGATTTCAACCTGGGCATCATGTCCAAGTCGCTGGTCTAGGAAAGTCATTACACTCTGTAGAGATGCGGTCCAACGCCAACGTACATACATTCCGTATGCTGGCAAGAATAGTCGTGCAATCTCTGGAGCAACGTTGTCATCCATTGCCTGGTGATACAGGCTGGTACCACTAGCAACAGTCTCTATTAGCTTCTTGAAGTAGAACTGCCCCAAATTTTCGTTGATTGGCTCACCGCTACCCTGCTTGCTATTCTCTGGCTTGCTACGCCACTCCTCTGGTCCAGGAATGTAGAACTGCTCATCCTCTGTGATATAGCGACGAGATGATTCATTCCATCCGTTCTGATCATCTACGTGACTGGATGAAACAGCATACTTCCACCACTGACGTGCAACGAACAGCGGAGCATAGACTTCGAAGGTCAGTGCTGCGTGTCTGAATGGGCTGGTGTGACCTTCACGTACCAAGAAGTTGATTAGCTTCTCGTCACGTGGCTCAAACTCTGATGACTCTTTATCGTAAGACACTCTAGCAGCATTTACTACTGAAAGATCGTCACCCAAAGTGTCTACCAGTCTTACGTATCCTTCGTCTAGAACTTTAATGCTAGTCATCTACAAGTGCCTTCAATTCTGGATATTCTAAATACTCTGGATATTCTGCCAGGACTTCTTTTGCAGTCTTAGCAATGGCATCCCAGTTGTCTAGCATTTGCAGCCAGACACCCTCTGGGACAACATTCTTCCACTCACCACCCATGTACATGGTAGGAATGTGGGCCTTATTAATAATCGTATAGCCCCACTTGAGACCACCTTCTTCATGCGGTGCGATTAGTATCTCTTGTGGGTCTAAACGAAGTCCAATACCTCGCAGCTGACCTTCAACTGGATCTGTCATTTACTGTTCTCGAATCTCTTTATAAACTTCTCCACAATTGCATCCATGAGCCAACTTTGAAAGGTGGCATACTTCATGTTCAGACTTACAAAGAAGTCCCTTGTCTTGTAGAATCTTAATAATACGTTCACGGTCTTGTGAATTATCGTAGGTCATGCTTGCTCCTTAAGTCATTAATCTTAGCACGTAACTTTGGTTTTGTAAAGTAGTTCCAGTTATTTAAAAACCAATGTTTATAAACTGGAATGGGATACTTGAGCATGCCCCAAAGGTTAGCAGGCCTAGCACCACCTCTATGCTTACTCATCGATGCTGATAAGTGGATTAATCTTTTTACGAATAACATCTAGAACATGCTTGATATAGTACGCATAGTACGGATCTTCATCAGCAATCTTAAAGTATTCCTTTTCAAATTCGTCATGCAGTGCGTGTAGTGCAGCCTCGTAGCCACGCTCATACTCATCTGCGTAGTTAATGTCTGGAATTCTTCCCATCGCTCTATCCAATCACTGCAAAGATGTCTCGGTAGGCGACGATCAGGTACTTCTTACCTTCATGCTCTACTTCTGTGCCCTGGTACTTAGAAAAGATAACCTTATCTCCTGGCTCTACTGCCATCTCCATGGTACTACCGTCTGCAAACTTAGCTCCTGGGCCAACAGCTACTACTAGTGCCTCCTGTGGCTTCTCTTCTGCTGTTCCTGCAATTATAAGACCAAACTGAGTTGTCTTCTCTTCTACCTTTGGTAGCTCTAGGACTACCTTATCTTCTAGTGGTCTAATGCTCATCTTAGTACTCATCTTCCTGGTGTGTTACACCGTGCTTGTCGTCAATGTATTTGTGTAGGCTACGCTTAGCCTTGGCTTTTGAAAATGCAAATACCGCTATTGCGAATATGGCATTCCAAAAGAACTCTGCAATAATGTGGTCAATGCCAAACACTACGCCTAGGATATCTTCGTGCATCGGGTCCTCTCATACCTTTTGTATATCTATTATACTTAGGTAGAGGCTAGTTGTCAAGCAGTTATTGAATTAATTTTATCTGGCTGGAACCCTGCCCAGCTATCATTTCCAGAAATAACTACTGGTGCTGACATGAATCCCATGGCAACAATCTTGTCGAATGCTTCCTGGTCCTTAGAGATATCAATGGTTGTGTACTCTACCCCGTTCTTGTCCAATAGCTTCTTTGTCTGGTCACATTGGACGCATGCTGGCTTAGTATAAACCGTTGTCATATTATCTCCTCTATAGTTGTAGATCTATTATACAGATTTGTTTAATAGAATATTTTTATTTGTATTACGATTGTGTAACAAAGCACTCCCATCTGGACTCGAACCAAAAATGACGGTACCAAAAACCGTAGTGTTGCCAATTACACCATGGGAGTATTGCTCCCAGCATATTGGCTACTAATACCTGGGACTGTTGGGTGTGCATTACTTTCGCAATTGCACTCATTTAAGAGTGTAGCCACCGTGCTTCTCATAGGATTCGAACCTATACTGATCAGTGTTTGAAACTGATGTCTCTACCGTTGGACTAGAGAAGCTTGGAGGAAGGTGTGAGATTCGAACTCACGGTGCTTTTACACACGACAGTTTTCAAGACTGTTCCATTAGACCGCTCTGGCAACCTTCCATGCGGTAAAGCAGATCATTACTTTACCTAGTTACAATGGGATTCGAACCCATGCCTCCCCTAGTCATCTGCTGCATACAGTTTATAGACTATGGCGTACTGCCCCTATACTATGTAACCTGTGCTCCTCGTAAGATTCGAACTTACACTGAACGGGTTTTGAAGCCGTTGCCTCTGCCATTGGGCTAGAAGAGCTGGGGTGCACGAGGGGAATTGAACCCCCATTCCTTGGACCACAACCAAGCGTTCTACCATTGAACTACGTACACAGTGGAAGTGGTCAGATTCGAACTGACTTAGGTGCACCCAACGGTTTTACAGACCGCCTCGCCTCTCCAACTGCGACGCACTTCCTTGCATTTCTATATTTAGTTATCAGTACCAATAAAAGGATTCGAACCTTTAACCCTTTGCTTCGTAGGCAAATACTCTTCCGTTGAGCTATATTGGTTTAAATGATTGCAGTGGGAGTCGAACCCACATCTTAGCTGATCAAGCCGTGTTGCCTATTACACCATGCAATCATCGCCCCTCACCTAAGAATCGAACTCAGACCAACAGGTTTGGAAGCTGTTGTGCTACCACTACACCAGTGAGGATTGTATGTTTATTAAGTTATAGATTGTTTGATTTATAGTGAGCGAATGCTCTGGAGGCTGGCATGATGTTGCCACGAGTAGGCCAAGCTATATCGCTGTCGCAATTGCTGGTTTGACTTCATAGTTATCTCCATATATTTATTGTAGCATATGTTTTGTTTTATTGCAAGTGACCCCACGGAGAATCGAACTCCGATTGCCAGGATGAAAACCTGGTGTCCTAACCATTAAACGATGGGGCCTATAGATATAGTTTATCAGACTTAGTCTGATTCTGCAAGTCTTTGCCAGGCCCAATTTAAAACATCTACAGCCATCTGGTCTCCAAGAAGATCTTTTTCTGCGATAAGGTTGCGAAGATTAGACATAAACACAAGACGTTCCTCTAGCCCACCCAGGCTATAAAGGTCTGCCGTAACATCATCTATCTTTTGCAATAGCTGTCGAGACCGCATCTCGATATCATCAATGTTTTCAATGTTCAAATCCATATAATAATTATACAACCAATAATGTTATAATTTAATAGATGACAAGTTTTCTTGAGTTTCAGACGCATAAAGAAAAGATGGGCTGCTTTGACTGTAAGGTTAAGTACCCACACTATATTCTAGAGTTTGATCATCGTCCAGGTGTCAAAAAAGTTGACATAGTCTATAGAGTCCTAAAGAAATTTGGTAGAGACGCTGCCTGGAAAGAAGTCCGTAAGTGTGACGTTGTCTGCTCTAATTGCCATAAGGCTAGAACATACATGCGAGAGCACGGAGAAATATTTAACTAAATTACTCGACTTGACTTTGTGTAGTCTTTACCAAAATCAGAGAATAGGGACTTGTCCGAAGCCCTCTGGGCTATCTTCCGTGACCAAGAGTATCCTGCATCCCCACCCCAGGCAAGCCACATGATGTATCCATTAGATGGGTTGGCAGAGTTTCCCCAGTCCTTACCCTTCTTGTCCACCTCATGGCGTGAGAAGTATGAGTACATACGCTTAACGGTGCTGAGAGATAAGGTCTCTCCTCTTGCCAGCTGCCCTGCACGAGTCCAGCCCACAGATGTTCCAGCTCCATTAGCCTTTCCATCTTCCTTAAACTTGATAGCTCTACGTGCTGCTGCTCTTGCACCAGCTGGAGGAGAATAGCCTTCGGCCTTTATCATAGAGTCTGTGTCGTATTCGACATCATCTGAGTCTTCAAATAGGTCGTCTGCTTTTTCTGCAGGAACGCAGTTAGGAACCATGGCCCCACCTTCTCCTGGCTTCATGCCACGCTGAACGTATCCGTCCCAGCAAGGGGATTGCTTTGTGATTAAATCATTATTCATTGGTCTCTGGTTCCTTCATTTCAATAGATGCACGTAGCTGCCAGCAAAGCTTCTGAGAGGCAGTCTGACGCTCGGCAAAGAAGTTTGCTAGGCCAAACTCATTAGATGAGTTAGCAAGCTTTCCTGCAACGACTAGGTCAACAATATGCTTCTCAATAGATGTATATAGGTCAGCAAGCATTGGCTCTGGCTCTCCGATAATATATGGCTCACCTACGGTAGTCTGGTCAAAGAAATCTACTAGGCGATATGGTGCGTAGACCTTAAGCATACGCATCCATTCTGCATAGGCATCTGTTGCACCACCAAAGTTTTCATAGATTTCTCCAAAGAATTCGTGTAACTGTGGAAAGTCGTCACTCTCTACGTTCCAGTGGTATCCCTGTGCCTTAAATGCAAGGGCAATGTTGTCTGCCAGTAGCTGCTTGAGCTGAATAAGTAATTGTTCCATATGAAAAGTATACCATAAAGCCCCCCACACAGGCAATTCAAGCACGATGGCCACGGTCTTATAAATAGGTAACTAATCCATCCTAAGCGTAGGCCCATGTGGGGGACAGTATTAGTATATCACCATTATGATATACTTTAGTCATGAATCTTGGACACATGATCTATCTAGGGAACGCTAAGGATTCCTACCTTGCCCCCTATGCCGAAGAGATAGCCTCATTCATAAACGTTCAGAATGTGGACTTAACTATTTGGGATGACCAGATGATCCAAGAATTAATTAGCAATAACTTTGACGGCATAATCTTAGATGGCTACAACTCTGTGAAGCCATACGCATACAAGGCAGACTTAGCTAGACTATGCATACTCTATGTCCTTGGTGGATGGTATTCAGATATAGGTATTAGATTTTTAGAAAGAATAGTTCCAGACAAGGACATCATTATTTTTAAAGATATGGCCATGGAATCTATTTTTGACTATAGCAATATTGTTCAGAATGCTGTCATCTATTCTACCCCCAAGCAGCCAGCTATCCTAGAATGCATAGTAAGACTCGCAGATATCTACGTTAATAAGGTGTATGGGGATGATCCAGCCTACATAGGTGGCACTGTGCAGATGGGTAAGGTTTTTACATACCCAGATGCTTTTATTGGTATCGGCAAGGCAGGGGAAAACTTTACAACCCTAAAAGACCTAACTTCTGGAAAGACAATTCTTGAATATATATACAATGATGTGCATGTTGCAGACTTTAAGGACTTCAACAAGAAGGCCCTCATCCCCCTAACCGAGCCAGAAAAGATGCTGTGGGGACTTGCCTGGGATAGAAGACTGGTGTACTAGCACCCTGCTTTTGTGTTAGAATTAGTTATGTCAAAATCTACAAGACCAGAGCTGCCGTACGGTAGCTTTGAGGATATATCTAATCAGGATAGCGTCGAGCATAGCCCCAGCATTAGCCAGGAACAGCTCCGCTTTGCAAAGATATTTACAAACCGTGAAGAGTATGCAAGGTCCTTCAGAAAGGACATCAGATACCTTGAGGTTGGGGTTGCTTGGGGATACTCTGCAGAGATGTTTATTCGTGGTACACACGCAGTATCAGCCGATCTAATAGATCTATACAATCAGGATTTGAAGTGTTGGTCCTGGAGAAAGTTTGGGTCTTGTCAGTGTGATGGCTTTACTCACGAGCTTCTCTATACCCCCGAAACACATGAGCAATACATAAAAGATCTTTTTTCTTGGCACTCTAGCATCAACACAATTAGGGGAAATGCACTAGATATTCTTCCAACTCTTAATAAGGAATATGACCTAGTCTATATAGACATATCCAATAATAGAATTCAAACTAGGGAGGCTCTGAAGTCAGCCAGCAATCTGGTTCCTCCTGGGGGTATCATAGGAATGAATGACTACTTAATATATGATGGCATCATAGAGGATGAGGCCTATGGGACATTCCAGACTGTTAACGAATTTTTACATTTAAATAGAAACTGGGTTGTAGATGCCCTTGCGTTACACCCGATGGGTTTCTATGACATATATCTTAGGAGGTTGTATTGAGCAAGCAAAATTGGCCAGGAGACTACGAGATAGTTCCTAATGACAATGGCATAGTAGAAGACATATTCTCGAATGGATTCGACATAACCTGGCACCATGGTCACAGAAGAGATAACCCCACCCAAAGGGTATGGAGCCACATAGAGTATGAGCAGGGCCCAGATGACGGAACTGTATCATACGTCTTTAACAATGAGTACTTTAGGTGTGACGAGTTTACAAACATACATAATGGTAGGCATATCTTGTTTGCTGGCTGCTCAGAGACAGAGGGCCAGGGAGGAAACCTAGAAGATGCTTGGGGAAATATTCTTCTAGAAGAAGTGAAAAAAACACAAAATGTAAGCGGATACTATAATATCGGCAAGAGTGGGTATGGTTGGCAGAAGGTAATTACCCAGCTCAGGGTTTATATTGCTAAATATGGCAAGCCAGACAATCTATTTGTTCTTTTGCCCAATATGGGCAGATCAATCGAATGGTCTATAGGTGGCAACATGTGGCATGCAAGACAAGAGCACCCGATACTGCATGAAAACGAAAAGTCATTCGAAGAAAACATGTATATGGGAATTCAGACACCAGAAAAGTATAAAAAGACATTTATAGATTTTGTAATATCCTGGAGACTGTTCGAAGACTTCTGTGCTGCCTCTGGAATCAATCTTCTATGGGGAACTTGGAAGGATGTAGACAACTACAACATAGACAAGCTTAACCTGTTCAACAACTTTGTGCCACTCTATGATGATGATTTATTTAGAAATATAGAGAGATACCGTAAAGATGCTCTTCTGGGCGATAAGGACATCAACAAGCGAGATGGCCATCATGGAAGACTATTCCATGAATTCTGGGCAGACAGGATGCTGCAAGAAGCAACAAAGAGAGGTTTTCTTAAATGATTAAAAAGATAATTAAGTGGTATAGACTTAGAAAGATAAAGAAGCAGCTCAAAAAGCAAAGAATCTTTATATATTAAACTCTATCTTTATTGGATAGTTGACCTGCTTAGCCTTTATGTAGTCTAGTGCCCTATTATATTCCCTAGTCACTTCCACAAATTTTTCGCTATTCTGGATGTACTCTCTAATCTTGTGGTACATCACTGTTTTTTCTCCAGTTGGGTGTGGTGGGTGGCTTATGGAAAAGTGTATCTGGTCCTCTTGAAGATCATTTGGATCTATGTTAGCGAATACTGCAATATTTTTTATACAGTCTACCGCATTCTTCTGCGTCTGATCGTAGGTAAATGCAACAACATTATCTGGGTTCTGCATGTAGCAGAATATGTAGGATAGGTACTGGTCCATTTGGTGATCGATTAGCCTCTTCATGCCCTCGTCCAAAAACGTGTCATTCCTAATCTGATCCTTATCAATTATTATTGATCCATGTACAACATTTCCAGTATGCCCCTTAGACCACCTAAAAGAATTAGAGGTGATCGCATCCAGAGGATCTTTAACTATAGTAACAGGCACAACATCTTCTGGGTATGTCCCTAAAAAGATTACTGGGTTGTGGTTCTTATTGACCCAATCATTCTGATTGTATAGCTCGTCAGCAAATGGGGGTCTTAGGTGATATGTGGAATTTCTTATAGCATTCGAAAAGGTCGTGGCACCAGATCTTGGATAGGAGTTAGTAAATATTTTCATTACATCATTGTATCAGAGAATGGTCATGGGCAGAATTAATTATCAAAAGGCCAGCGTTGCTTAGCCCATGAAAATTCTTCTGCCATTCCGATCTCCGACCAGAAGTCTTCTGGTGTTCTTTTGGGATTAGTAATCGCAAATCTTCCAGAATTAAATAAGAATGCTTCATTTATTTCTAGAGAAGTTTTATGATCATCATGGACCCTAGTGTACATCTTATTAGGGATTTCAGCACCCCAAACTGTAATATTATAGTTTTTTGCATCATGGCCAACAATGTCAATGTTTTTGATTGTATACGCATCCCATCCAGCTATGTAGGATCTGAAGGACATGAATGGCTCTTCTCCAGAAATGTGTACCCCATCTACAATTCCAACTTCAGATATCCAGTCACCAGAAGAAAAGAAAGTTCCTGCTGATAGTGGGATTATCCGCTCATAATTTTTGTCTGTGTGCGTCGCTATGAGCTCGACGTCCCTGACGAAAATGTGTTGAATATGTCTAAGAGGATATTCAGAGCTAAAGTTGTTCTTCATCTTATCGGTCTTAAACTTAGTAATCTTGTGTGCTTCGCTGCAGATTTCATCGGTATAGAAGCACGAGCATGTAACTTCTGCATCTGGACCAGTGGTTAGGCTAATGATTACTGAACTCTTTGACTCCTGCTGACGAATAGTTTCATATTCCCTAATCATAATCTCATCCCAGTTTTTAATAAATGTCATGTGAGAATCTAGCATCAGGAGGTAGTCTTCCCCGTTGTATAGCTTTAAAAGGTCATGCCTTACCTGACAAACTCCTGGTCTGGTGTCTACGTCATAGCTAGTGAATTTGGTATTCGGACGCTTATAGTACTTATCAATCGATGGCTTTGGGGTGTTCTTGTACTGGAGTGCTACTGCAAAATGTAAGTTTTTGGGATAGCTAGCATTGGAAATTGCAGCATCTATGGTTTTTATTAGGTCTGGATCTTCGTAAGATGGTATAGTTATAAATATTGTTTTATGCATAAGTAAAGGATACCACAAATACCATGTACCATAAGCCCAATTATGCTATACTTTTTATAAAGAAGGACGGATACATGGACAGTCAGAAATTAGCAAATCATGCTAATAATATTACAGAAAGCCGTAAGGGCAATAAATTTAGCTTCGAATCTCCCATCCCTGGTGTTCACATCTATAGTGATGTTTGGCCTAACTCCCTAGAATGGTTTGAGAAGGTTGATGGAGATCAGTACTGGGAAGATAATCCAGCACCTGGAAACAGGAAGTGGGTTCGAGAAGATTATCTAGACGATCTAGTTGGTAAGAAGAGTCGTACATGCTGGGTCTGGCATGACCAAGAAGTGCAGGATAACCTAGAAGAAGTTATAGACTCTTACCTATGGCACTGGGACCTAGACCCCCACAGCCGTGAGTCTCTTAGAATAACTAGATACGAACCTAATGGTGAGTTCTTTGGGATGCATCCAGATGATTCTTTTGCTACCCCACGAACTACGTCGCTAGTGTACTACCCAAATGACGACTACGAAGGCGGAGAGCTTGAGTTTATTCACTTTGGTGTAAAGATTAAGCCAAAGGCTGGACAGCTATTTTTGTTCCCTGCTGGATATAGCTATGAGCATAAAATCTACCCAGTTACTGGTGGTGGATATAGAAGAACCATGGTTAGCTTCTTTAATCAGATGACCAACCAGGAGACTGCAAACAGACACTCCTACATTGATCAGAATAGTTTTTATAAAGCTAATCTAAAATATGTTTTAGCTCCAGACTTTGGAGCATAGAAAAAGCCAGGTGATTAGCCTGGCTTTTCTTTTACACTAAACCACTACTTCTTTGGAGGAGTGGGCTTCTTTGGTGCTGGCTTCGATGCAGCCTTTGCTGCCTGGGCCTTAGTAGCCTTCTGAGCCTCGCTGACGAGCTTTTCTACTGCAGCCTTATTCTTCTCTATATATTCCTTAGAGATTGCGGTCTCGCCATTTGATAGCTTTGCAAGGTGTGGTTGTGCAAGCTTCTCAATTAAACCGAATGCTGGATCGTTCTTGTTCAGTGCACGAAGTGCTACTGGAAGCAGACCTGCAAGTAGTGCATTTAGTAGCTGTGCTGGGTCAGTTACCCCAGCTAGGTATAGGGCAGATCCTGCTGCAAGAACTGATCTTGCGTATGAGGCTACCGCTGCTTTTAGTTGCTTATTCATTTACTTCTCCTTATTATTTATTTCATGTTATCTGGCAATAGGGTCTGAAGCTGCTTGTTAGCTTCCAGAATCTTTACCAGTGTGGCTGCAGACGAGCTTTCTTCTAAAAGAATTAAATGCACATCTTCATCGAATTTTTTAATTCCAGCCTGTGCTTCCTCGATGTAGTCAAACGCTGCCTGGCGGCTATTGTTTAAAAACATCATGAACTCATCGGACTCTAGCAGCCGCTTGTCTTCTCTGATCTGTAGGATCTGTTGTCCAAGCAGGTTCTTGTCTATCTCAGACTGCATAAACATCTTTGCCAAATTGGTATTCTGTCTCTTTAAGATTAGGTACCTATATGCCAAAAATATTAATACAAGCACTGGGATCAAAGCAATTATGTCTATCCAATTTATCATTCTTCTTTGCCACCTTCACGAACGATAAGTACAATGGCTCCGTTATCCTCTAGGGCTTTCTTAAGACGGATCATGTACTCCACTGCCTGACGCTTCTCGTCATCGTATAGTCTCATGAATACGTCTTCCTTTGCTCTAATAGTTAGGAACGTATCATTATCTTCTAGGCGAACTCCAAAGTTTTTAGGTGCTGGAATAGAATGAAAGGCTACTTTCATTGCTTCTGTATACATCAATCATCCTATCTGTCATTGGTTAGCTTTTGCCAAGTGTTACCCCACTGAGCTTTTGTCTTGTGTCTATTAAACTCTTTAGATATTTCGCCATCTTCCAAGTATATGCCACCCCAAACTCCCCAAGATTTTTGAGAAACACCAATAGCAAAACATTTTCTTGCTACGGGGCAACCGAAACACATTTCATCTACATCAGCTCTGATTTCTGGGTCTTCTTCATACGTGTCGAAGAATAGATTTGTGTCAAACTTAATACACTTGGCATCGTCTTTCCACTTATCTCTGGATATGTCCATGAGCTACCTCACAAACTTGCCAGGGATCTCCCAACCAGATTCAGTGATAGGAAAGGTTTCTTTCACATACCATCTGCCCCTGACAAAAACACCGTTTGGCTTACTCCAGGCAGTTGGGTTGGGGGTTGTATGTTCTACATCCCAGCCATTCCAACGCAAAGACTTTTCTGATCGGACAATCTTGTCCATTTGCTCTAGAGACGTAATGGTTGTCATCGTCTCTTCTCCTTATATTTTGTTTATTTGTGTCCCGAATATCTACGGGACTTTAAATACCTCTATGTCAGTATTTAAAATCTATAAAATTGAACGTTGACGCCTTTATTACTTACTGATGTAACCATCTCTGGAATTGCTTCTTTAGGCAATGCATAGTATGCGAACAAATCTATGTCATTGACATTGTTCTCAATCCAGCTAGGTGGAACCTTAACAAGCTTAGACTTAATGCCCCTTGCCTTAAGGCTTCTCTCTGTAACGTTTATGAACTCCATTGCCATTGCATTGATGTTCGCTGGTCCAGCACTAAAAACTGTAAAGGACTTATCTTCGTCAGTTAGATTAATTAGAGCAGATCTCATACCAGTTAAGAAAACTGAATAATCATCGAATCTCTTTGTTCCCTGAACTACCACGATCATTTTCTTCTCCTAACATGGCTACGATATCTATAATCTTCTTCAATTGTACATCATCCATAGCCATTGTGTCAACCTCTCTGGTTGTTTCTTGGACTATCATTTCATCCTTTACATCAGCAACATAGAATTTGCTATTAGCAATCCAATACGCCTCAGTATCGGAAATGATGACCTTTACATGCACTCTGTCCTGATGCTTGCTACTTTGTGTTGGTACCCTTGGCTCTAGGCTAGAGGAAAGCAGCTCTTCAAAGAAGGTTAAGGGCCTCATGAGCTGGTATGTTCTAGACTGGCTAGAGTTTACATTTACCTTTATAGACCTAGAGACATTCTTTCTAAGCAAAATGTTACAGATTGCAACAGTAATTAATGTGAGCGTTGCTCCCAGAACATATTCCATAAATATATTATACTACTTATGAAGTGCACGTTGCTTTGCTAGGGCATCAAAATCTTTTACCTTGGTGTCACCTAGGTATCCCCAGGCGTAGCCCTTCTCAATCATTTCACTATTGATAGAGTTTCCAGATCCATCCAAATATACCCAACCAAGAATGCGTCCGTACTTCTCCGATGAATCCATCTTCTCAGTCTTGATTACGACAGTCTTAGC